GCCGTTCTGGTGCTGGTAGCTGCCCTGTATGCAGGTGTTGCTGTGATGAACCACTTTGCAGGCACAAGCGTTTCCGCTACAGGTATCATTACGGGCGCATTTGCTGTGATGGGTGCATTCGTGTTCAACAGTGTTCTGGTTCCCCTGCAGAATGGATTTGCCATGTTTGCAAACTTTGTGGGCAATGTGTTCACGAACCCGGTCGCAGCTGTGAAAGTTCTGTTCTATGATATGGCAATCACCGTTTTGCAGTATATGCAGAATATTGCGTCCGCTGTTGAGGGGCTTATCAACATGATCCCCGGCGTGACGGTCGATCTGACCAGCGGCCTGGGCGGCTGGATCACCGATCTTGCCAAAAAACGGAGCGATGAGATCCAGAACAGCGGCTATACCGAGTATGTGAAGCCGTGGGAGAACATGGATCTCGGCAGCGCCTACACCAGAGGATATGATTGGGGTTCCAACCTCAGCCTTGGCAACCTGTTCGGGCCGGGCGGTCTTGGCGATCTGGGCGTTCCGCAGGCAGCAGATGTCAATTCCCTGCTGAATAATGTTGGCGCAATTAAGAACAACACCGGTAAGATCGCAAAAACGGTTGATCTTTCAGATGAGCAGCTCAAGATGATGGTTGATATTGCGGAACGTAAATTCGTGAACAACATCAACCTCACCTCGCAGGCCCCGGTCATTACTGTTCAAGGCCAGAACACCGGAAACACTGAAGCCGACCGCCAGAGCCTTGCCGATCTTCTGGGCGACCTCATTATGGAGCGCGTGCAGAGTGGCAGTGTCGTTGCGGTCAATTAAGGAGAATGTATGCCGAGCCTTTACCGCATTTATTTTTCACGGGACAGCACCGTGCTGTCCCTGCCCATCAACCCGGAAAAGCTTCCGGAGACCAAAGAATCCGACAATGGCGAGTATAATGTGCTTGGCCTTGGCCCTGTCATGCAGCCGCGCACGCCAAAGCTGCGTAAGGTAACGATCTCCGGTCTGTTTCCCGGACGCAGGCTCCCATGGATGAGCGCGGCCGTGTTTTTACCGCCATCGGTGTACATTACGTTTTTCAAGAGCGCAATGGATCAGAAAAGGCCCATCGTCTATACGCCGGTGCGCTATTATGAGAACGGCACCCCGTTTCTGGGTGGCGGCATGGGTTTTGAGTGCCTTGTTACCAGTTTCAAGACAGAGGAGCGCGGCGGCGAGACCGGCGACTTTTACTTTGACCTGACCATTACTGAATACAAGGACTTTTCACCGCAGAAGGCTGTTCTGCAGGGCAGCAGCGGAAACTTCTCGCCTGCAGCCACTACGGCATCCTCTGCGCTGAACACTGTCACGCGGGCGCTTTCTGCCGCTGCTGTCGCAACGTCTACTGTCAGTGCTGTAAAAGTGATCCTTACTCCAGCACGCAGCATCCAAAGCAGCAAACTCTATGTGGGTGCCCAGCGTAAGGCAAACGGGAAATATTACAGCACCAGCACTGCACCAACACCTGCCGGCACGCTCAGCGGCCAGCAGGTGCAGGTACGGCGCATCGTATCCCGCACAAACCCGCATCCGTATTGCGTGCAGGATCTTTCCGGGGTGGTATTCGGCTGGATGTCCGCTTCTGACCTCACGGAGGTGAACCGGTGAGCTATGAACTGATCGTGGGCCGCAAAACGCCCGGAGACCTGCTAAACCTCACTAACAGCGTAACAACCGCAAGCTGGATCACCCAGCGCACCGGGAATCCCGGCAAGCTTACCTTCACCTATCTGCGCACGCCGCAATCCAAAATCGAAGAGGGCGACGTTGTACGGTTTTCCGCAGATGGAGAACTGCAGTTTTATGGATGGGTATTCAGCCGCGGGCAGGACCGTTGGGGGCCTGTGGATGTGGTCTGCTATGACCGGCTGCGCTACCTGAAAGCAAATAACAGCTACACATTTTATGCCCAGAGCGCCGCCGACATTATCAAGCAGATCTGTGAAGACCTGCAGGTAGATGTGGGCACGCTGGACGATACCGGCTACAAACTCCCCTCCCTCGTGATGCAGGATAAAAGCTGCATCGACATCATCAATACTGCCATCCAGAAGACCTTGCTGAATACCGGCACGGTCTTTGTTTTTTACGATTCTGGAGATGGTGTTGCTCTGCGCTCTGCAGCTGATATGAAGAGCGACTACATCATCGGCGAAAAGAGCCTGATGACCAACTACAGCTACAACACGTCCATTGACTCCCAGACCTACAACAGCATCAAGCTGGTGCGTCCGAACAAGGAGACCGGCAAGTCCGATGTTTTTATCCGAAAGGATTCGGACACCATTGCCCGCTGGGGCTTGCTGCAGCTCTATCAAAAGGTGGACGAAGCGGCCACAGACGCACAGGTCAAGGAGCAGGCAAAGGTCAGTCTGGAGTATTACAATCGCGTTCTGCAGCAACTCAAATTCACCTCGCTGGGTGTCAATAGCCTGCGGGCGGGACAGCTTCTTCTGGTCAATATCAATGATCTTGACGGCGACCCGTTCCGCAAGTATGTCATGCTGGAAAAGGTCTCTCATACGTGGGAAAACGATCTGCACACCATGGAACTGGAAGCAAAAGCTCTGTAAGGGAGGGAAATCTTTTGGACATCGTGGAAGCACTTTTGCAGCTGAACCGGGTTGCCGGAGACGTTGACCAGCCCACCGATCTGCAGATCGGCACCGTGGTAAAGGCCCCGCCCGATGATGATGTGCTGGAAATCTCCATCAACACGGAAATGGCTACACTGCGGCAGGATATTCTCTACCTTGCAGAGCCGGTCATTGAAAAGAAGATCCCGCTGCTGAAACACCGGCACGCCATGCCCCATATACACGCTGGTGTTCACGGCAGCACAGGCGGCCCATCGGAGCCTTACACTGGTTATTCCCTGCTCTCAGGGGGCGCAGACAGCTCTGTACAGAGCGAGGACATCAAAGGCTGGGAGAATGGAAAAGTCCTTTCACTGAGCAAGGATAAGAAATATATCATCCTCAACCCTGCCCTGAAAGCCGGTGACAAGGTGCTTCTTCTGCGTGTGCAGCGTGGCCAGAAGTTCGTCGTGTTATCTCGTGTATATGAAGGTGGTGATTAAATGGCTGTACTCCCGGAAAGCAGCATCGATTTATCGGGCGGCGTTGAGTTTGTCGCTCAGCCTTCCCTGACATGGAAGATCGACCATGCAGCCGGCCGCATCGCCGGAACCAGCGACGGCCACGATGCCGTAAAGCAGGCAGTGGAGATCATCCTGAACGTAGAGCGCTATCGCTGGCAGATCTACCAGCCAACAAGCGGTATGCAATGGGATGGGCTGGTCGGACAGGAGGCCGGTTATGTTGCCGCAGAACTGCAGCGCCGTCTGCAGGATGCTCTGCTGACAGACGACCGCATCACGGGGTTAAAAAACTACGAATACAGCATCAATGGGCAAAACCTGACGGTAAGTTTTACCGTCGAAACAGTCTATGGCGATGTTGAGACCGGAACGGAGGTGAAATTCTGATGCAGGATTTTTCAGCTGCAACCTATAAAAACATTCTCGATCACATGCTTTCCCTTGTGCCCGACACCTACGACAAGCGCGATACCAGCCCTATCCAGACTTCCCTCGGCCCGGCAGCCTACGTGCTTGAGGGCTTTTATCTGAGCCTCGACCTTGTGCAGAAACAGGCGTTCGTCCAGACAGCCTCCGGCGATTCGCTGGATCTTCTGGCAGTGCTGGCCGGTATCACCCGCAAGCAGGCTTCCGCCGCTGTAAAGGTCGGCATCTTTGACTGTGAAGTTCCGATCGGTGCGCGATTTTCAACGATCAATGGCACTGAGAGTATCAATTTTGTGGTCATCTCCACCATTACGGAGGGAAGCGCCTACCGTCTGCAGGCTGAGACTGCCGGTGATATCGGCAACCGATACTCCGGCCCCATTCTGCCGATTGATTCCATTGAAGGATTGAACAGCGCTCAGTTGACGGATCTTCTGATTCCCGGCGAAAACACCGAAGAGGATGAGCCTTTCCGCGCGAGAATCATTGAACGTCTGAACAGCCGCAGCTTTGGTGGAAACGTGGCACAGTACGTTGAGGAGATCGAAGCGATAGACGGCGTGGGCGCTGTGCAGGTCTACCCCGTGTGGGATGGTGGCGGCACGGTGTGCTGCTCCATCTTGGGAGCCGACTTTCTTCCTGCGTCCAGTGATCTTGTGCAGATGGTACAGAATGCCATCGATCCCCCGCCCGGTCAGGGGCTTGGCCTTGGGCTTGCGCCCATCGGTGCGCAGGTGACCGTCACAGCGCCGAAG